GAATCCACAATATAATTTTAGAACAGATTTAAATTCAAATGCACAAGGTTTATGGCTGCACATGTATATAGATGGTGATAAAAAGGCTTTTGTAAGGGATGCCTTTACAAAATTGTTAAAAAGAAATGCTAAAGGGGTGATTAAGTGACGCTAGCAGAAGTAAAAGATTATTTGAAGTCCGTAGTGGATTGCGAGAATTGGTATGTGGGGAAGATAGATAATAACAAGGAGTGCTGTATTGGTGTATTTCCAACATATGGTGTCGCTCCAATTATCCCTATTGGCGGAATAAAATACAAGACTTATGATACAAAAGCAGTTTCGGTCTTAGTGCATTGGGGAAAAAGTTATTCAGTAGCAGAGGAAAAGGCGAACGAAGTCTTCAAGGTGTTATTTGGAAGAGAAATAGAAATTGGAGAGAACAGAGTAGTAAAAATAGATTTTCGGACATCTGAACCATTAGGAATAGGAACAGATGATAAAGGAATTTATGAATTTACAATTAACTTTATAATTTATTTTAAGAGAAAACAGGAGGAATAAGAGATGGCACATACAGGAGTATTTCCAGTATATAATTTAGTTTTTAAAATTGGAACAAAAGGAAGAGCGAGCACAGCAACAGAGATGGTCGCAATCGCTGATTTAGAGACATTTGGATTGTCTATTGATGGAAATGTGGAAGAATGGACTCCAATGACCACAATGGGGTGGAAAAGAGCGTTAATGACAGGAAAGGGATTTAGTTTTGATATGAAAGGAAAGCGTTGTGTAGGGGATGCTGGTAATGACTATGTAGCTGAAACCGCATGGAAAGACGGTCTTGACTGCTCAACAAAAGGAGAAGTAGCGTTTCCGGATGGCTCTAAACTCGTATTTGATTGCGTAATCAATGTAACCAATCCAGGAGGAGGAGACTCTACCAATGTAGCACCGTTGGAATTTACAATGGCTGGTGATGGAAGACCAACTTTCACACCGTCAGTTTAGGAGGATAGAAGAATGGCTAAAATGTATAATATTGCTGAAAGACTAGCAGGGGCTAATCAAAAACCAGTGATTAAACTGGATGATACACATGAGTACAAAGTAAATACAAGTACAGCGGCGGCATTGATGGCTGAAACAATAGCATCAGATGAAAAGTTGAACAACATGGAGAGAATGGAAAAATTAATTATTCTAGTCCTAGGAAAAGAAGCAAATGATTATATGGTGAAGCAAGAATATACACTTCCAGCTTATACTCTTATCGTAAATGCGGTAATGGCTGCCATGTCAGACACACCTTTTGAGGAATTTGAGGAGACATTGAAAGATAACCGATTTCAAGAAGAGGAAAAGGGAGATAAGCAATAGTTGGTACAGCTTAGAAGAAGATTGGGATTTGATAGTTGCCTCCTTTATGACGCAATATACATTACGAGAAGCAGATATAGCTGTAATGGAGTGGCGAGAATTTTCTGTTTTATTGGCAGGAATTCTCCAAGACACTCCCCTAGGTAATATTGTCAGAATTAGAGCAGAGGAAGATAAAGATGTGCTTAAAAATTTCTCAAAAGAGGAACACAGTATTCGCAATTTATGGAGAAGCAGACATTCAGCGATTGAAGGAATGACTGATGAAGAGAAAAAAGAAAAAGTAGAAGAATTGAAGAATATATTTGCAAAATCATTTAGTTAGGGAGTGGTGTCTGGAAACAGGCACTACTTTTTACAATAAAGGAGAGGAGGGGGAATATGAGTAATAGTGTAGGGCATATTACACTTGATTTAGAGATAAATGGTGATATAGAAAAGACCTTATCCTCTATGCTTAAGAAGTTTCAAGACAATTTACAAAAATCTATGGATTCTGTATCTAAAAAGAGTGCAGGCGGAATAGATAAAACAATAGAGTCTGAATTAAAGGAAGTGGAGAAAACTGTTCAAAATTCTTTTAAGAAGATTGGCAGCACGACAGAAAAAGGAATGCAAGCATCTATGAGAAAGACTGCCACTGTAGTTGAATCCAGTTTCAAAACAGCAACAAAGACAGCGGAACAGAACATATCAGGAATGGTAGGCAGAAGTTTAAACTTAATGACTAAACTAATGAACTCAATGCGTATGGCCAGTACGGAAGATATTGTTAAGAAAAGGACACCTGATACAGGCGAGACATCTGACAGTAAAGCAATTCCTAATAATACAAGGGGTTCTCCGATAAATATAGATACTTCTAGCATTGAACGACAAAAGCAAGCGATAGAGAGTGCGATGCAATCAATAGAAGCTAGTATAGTACAACACAAAGGTAAAATAGAAGAATTAAAGAATGCGTATGCGAATCCAATAGATGTCAGCAATATGGTACAACAAATGAACAATATTCTTGCTACAACTAAGAATTTAGAAGGGCAGATAGAAAATCACAAGACTAAGCTAGTAGAATTGAAACAGAGTTATGAACAAGCCTTTATCCCAGCCAAAAAAGAAGCCTTAGGAGATAAAATCCTTAAAGAAGAGGCACAGATAATAAAGCTTACTGGTTCCGTAGATAAATTGGGAGCGAAGTATGTTGAATTGGAAGAAAAAAAGGATTCAGCGAGCAGAATAAAAAATCATAACATTCAAGGAAGTATAACAAAGGAAGAAAGTGCTATCGCCAAACTGATGTCAAGGTACAGTACTCTAGCAGCACAAAAAAATAAACTATCTTCACAAACTGAAAAAACAGCAATGATGCAAGAGAAACTTAAAAATGCTTTTGATAAAGTTGGAAGTGGGATAAAAGGACTTTTAGGAAAATTCGGTTCGATGATGTCTCACATGAAAAAAATACCCTCAATGTTTGGCAAAGTAGGGTCTGCAGTAAAAAACTTAGGAAGTAAATTGAAAGGCTCAGGTAATGACGCAGGCAATTTCGGTAGTAAATTTACAAAGTCGTTAATGAATATCGCAAAGCGTGTTTTTATCTTTAATGTAATTTCCAAGGGGTTACGCTCGCTAGGGCAAGGTCTTATGTCTTCATTAAAGACAAACGAGCAGTTTGCTAATAGTTTAAATCAAATAAAATCAAATCTTATGGTTGCTTTCATGCCAATATATCAAGCGATTCTACCAGCCATTAACGCGCTTATGAGTGCATTGGCAACAATATCATCTTACATAGCTTCCTTTACGAGTTCTTTATTTGGTAAGACATTGCAAGATAGTGTAGGAGCAACGCAGGGGCTAGTAAATGCGAAGGAAGCAATGGGGGGATATGGTGCAGCTGCAAGCGGGGCAGCCGACTCTACAGCCGCAGCCGCAGAAGCAGCAAAAGAGGCACAGCGTCAACTGATGGGATTTGACAAAATTAATAAACTTTCGGATGATTCCAATTCTGATTCAGGTTCATCAGGAGGTGGAGGCGGTGCGCCAACGATAACCACCCCAATTCTGAACGATGTGAATGGGATGGTAAGTGAGTTTGCTCAAAAGTTAAGGGATGCTTTCAAAGCACAGGATTGGGAGGAACTAGGTAGTTTATTAGGTGGTGCTGTAAATACAGGAGTTCAGAAATTTGCTGATTTTGTTGACTGGAATAATATAGGTGGAAAGATTACGAATATTGTAGACGGAATTACAAGAACTTTTAATAGTTTTATTTCTGCTATTGATTGGAATTTTCTAGGTGTTGCGATAGGTAAAGGTATAAATACGGTAGTAAATACGTTAAGCCGGTTTATAACAGGAATTGATTGGAAGAACATAGGGGCATCTATCGCAAGTGCATTGAGTGGAATATTGGACGAAGTGAATTGGAACAACTTAGGTTCTTTGTTTGGTCAAAAGTTTATGATTTTATGGGATGTTTTGTATGGATTTGTAACGAATTTTGATTTTAATAAGTTGGCAAATGCACTTATAGACGGATTGAATGGTTTGGCATCTTCTATCAATTTTGACACAATAGGAACAGTAATTGGAATGGGGATAGGCGGTGCATTGACCGTAATCACTAAGACCATAGTAGGATTTGATTGGGCATCATTGGGAAGTAATTTGGCTAGTGGTGTAAATAAAATCATTACGAATATTAACACAGCGATAGCTGGAGTTGATTGGAAAGGCATGGGTTTAAAAATAGCTGAGGGTCTTAGTAATCTCATAACTGGTATTAATTGGAGAGATATAGGAATATCAATAGGCTCTAGTATCTCAGGTGTACTGGCCATGATAGGAGAATTTGCAAGGAATTTTGACTGGAAAGGTTTGGGAGTGCAAATATTTGAACTTATAAATGGCACGTTGAAATCTATAGACTTCAAAAATAGTGGAAAGGCAATTTCAGATTTAGTGAAAGGGCTACTTGATACAATTCTTACAGCTGTAAAGGGATTAGATTGGGCAGCATTAGGAACAGCACTGGTTGATTTAATTCTAGGAATAGATTGGCTAGGGTTGTCATTTAAACTATTTGAAATCGGTGCATGGTTAATAGATGGACTCTTGCAAGGGATATTTGCAGCCATGGCAGGGATAGGTACATGGATATGGGATAATCTAGTGTCTCCAATCATAACAGCAGTCAAGAATTTCTTTGGTATACATAGCCCAAGTACTGTATTTGCTGAGTTCGGTACTTTCTTAATTGAGGGCTTATTAGGCGGTTTAATAAACACGATTGGAAGTGTAATAAGTTGGTTTGCAGAATTGCCGGGTAAGCTAATCGGTGCGGTAGGAGATTTTGCTGGAAAGCTATTTGACAAAGGAAAGGAATGGGTAGGCGGTATTGGAAAATCTTTATCAAACGGATGGGATTCGATAAAGAGTACAGTATCTACTAAGTGGAACAATATAAAAACAACCTTTACAGAGAGGACTAATAGCATAAAGAGTACAATAGGAACAGCTTTCAATAATGTAAAAACAACTGTATCAGACAAGTTAAATGAGGCGAAGGATAAAGCGTCTACAGCCTTAAAGAATATGAAGAATACATTTGATGAAAATGGAGGCGGAATAAAAGGAACAGTGGCGGTATATATGTCTGCAGTGAAAGATAATTTCAGCACAGCATATGATGCTATTAATAATATTACGGATGGGAAATTGGATACAGTCAAGAATTTTTTTAGTTCAAAGCTTTCCTCTGCCAAAACATCAGTTGGAACTTTATTGGGAAATATAAAAGATTCTTTTACGACCAACTTAAGCACTGCAACATCTAAGGCATCAACTGCTTTGGATAATATAAAAAACGCATTCAGCACTAAAATGGCGGATGCGAGAAGTGCGGTAAGTTCTGGACTAGATAAAATAAAAGGATTTTTTGATTTTAATTGGTCTCTGCCAAAAATAAAGTTACCTCACTTTAGCATAAATGGTAAGTTTTCCTTGTCTCCCCCACAGATACCGAGTTTTGGAGTAAATTGGTATGCAAAAGGTGGAATTATTGACCAACCAACTTTAGCGATGATGGGAGAAGAAGGCAAACACGAGGCAGTTGTTCCGCTAGATAGAAATTTAGGCTGGCGAGATGCCATAGTAGGAAAGATAGAAGAAAAAATGAGCCGA